ACTGACCTCCAACAATCGTGAACTCAATTTCAGCCCACTTTGCCTTTGATGATGCAGAAGCCTTAAACCAATTACCATGACCAAATTCAGGTAATTCTGTGGTTCCACCTTTTAATTTAATTACAGAACGAACAACGGTACCTACAGGAATTAATTCAAAATCCCCATTATTGTTGTCTGCTGGTACATTATTTAAATCAAGCATTTTCTTTTACTCCTTCTTCATTTTGATTTTGTGTTTTTGGATCAACAAAGTTAAGTGGACGTTCTGCTTGTGTAACCCCACCACTCATTTTTGCTAGAAGTTTACCTAAATGTGGCTCCTCTAATACTTCAAGTCTACCACTACGATCTTTCGCAGGATAACCCCATTCATTTAAAGTTTGACACACAAAAGCCCTGTAAGGACCTGTCGCCTCATCACCTGTTAATACAGCCATTGTGATAACTTCATCAACAATGCCCGGTAATTCACGAGCCGTTTTCGATCCTTCAATCTGCAACTCATAAATCTTTCTGCTATAATCATCAGTACGCTCATCTAAAATACCAACAAAAATAACATTCTTCTCTCTGATATGTTGAAGATGTGTCAACCAACCCATCATCTCTCTGCCGTGCATTCCATAAGCAGCCCTCGTATCAAGTTTACCTGTACGGTCAGACTTGTTTTCGGGTTGCTGTTGACAATACTGAAAGCACAACCGTCCTGCGACTGTAATGGAGTCAATAAATAGTGTCTGGTATTTTGATAAACTATCTCCGGGATCACCCATCGTTTGACACACATAATCATAGTGTGCCTTAGAATAAGGTTGATCGTCAGATAGTGATGGGTTCGCACCCCCAAGATAACAGGCAAAGTCTCTACATTCTGCCCATGTTCGGGGTCGAATAACGTCTAAGGGCCAGCCCTCAATGGCTGCATCCCCAGCTTCTAAATCCATAAACAGTGTCGTATCACTGTCAAGAGTTCGAGCGAGGGTGGTTTTACCCACCCCACTTGAACCTATGACCACAATTTTGTGACCACGTTTCTCCTTCATGCGTGTTTCAGCATCAATAATAGCTAAAGGCATCCTCTTTTACTCCTCCACGACTTCAATAATGGCACCGCCAATTTTAGCAGTACGAGCTTCTTGGAAAACACGTCGCAAATCAGATGGCGCAGTCGTGTATTTACGCTCCTCAATGCTCAATGTCTTTTTGACGTAATGGTCTGCAAGATCAGCACGAATTGATTGACTGATTCGCTCTAATGCTTCTTGATCCCATTCCACACGCTTTTTGACCTGAACTTTTACGCTCTTGTCATTTTCAACAATCGTAGTCGTTCCAAAGTCCTTGCCTTCTTGATGAAGTTGAGACTTAGCAACTTCAAGATAACGAACTTCAATTTGATCGTTGATTTCTTTAAGTAACGATTTATCTTGAGCCATTCGCTCTCGGATAACGTCACGCTTTTGAAATAAATTTTCGTCAGGCATCCTATGCCCTCCTTTCATTGTTACATTTAATTCTGAGTTGGAATCAGAACGAAAATACATATAAGCATACTTTACCTCATTTGTCAAGCTATTTTTTTCGAGACAAATAGATTTCTATTTTAAACACTGCTTTCATTAGCTTTTTTTTTAATTTAAACTCTGGTGTTTCAACACCTTTTGCGTCCTCAACCACATCTTCTATGGTGCCATCAGAGTGTTCCAACTTGTATCGAAAGTCAGCTATATATTTACAAATCTTCTGATCGTTGACTATTATATTATAAGGCACCTGCAGTTCTAATTCAGTAACAAGACCACCTCTCTCCATAGCTTTCAATTGACCATAGCGTTCTGCTTCCCACTTGGAGTCAAAGGTTATACCGTCCACTACAGTTTTCTTGGCACCATACTTTGATCTTGACTTAAAGAACTTGGGATTATATGTTGTTTTTATAGCCATATATGGGAGAATAACAGAATGCCAGACGTTAGTAAATTTAAATCTGTAGGTATTGGAATAGAAACCTACAAAAAACTGGCTCGAATTTCTAAAGAGGAACGAAGGTCAATTGGTCAACAAGTATCTAAGCTTGTTGATAGTGAATATGAATTAAGATATGGAAACGAAATCGTAGAATTTGGAAATAAAAACCCTATTGTATCAAGAGGCGTAGGTTCTCTTAGCGATTAAGTAAAGATGCACTACCCAAACCACCAAGTAGACTAGATGCAACGGCTGGATTTTGTGCAGCACGTTTTCTTATTGCACTCTGTCTTACTCTATCAATAAGATTTAAAGGTTGTGTTTGAATTGGTGCAGTTTTTTGTGCTGGAGCCTGTATGTTTCTTGTTGGAGTATTAAAAACATCAATATTAGAAAGAGATGATGATTCTATAGGTTGATTATTCCGAACATCTGTTTGGTTTATTTGTTCTAAAAACATTCTAGGTAATGCTTGATCTTTAACTCTTGAAGCCGTTCTAACTTTTTCGAATATATTTCCTGCTTTACTTAGTTTTTTACTTGCTTGCTCTGAAGCATCTGCTCCAGCAATTTCATTAAATAATTGTCTATAAGCTATTTCTGTTGATTCAGCACCCGATGCTTTTAATTTTTTTTGTATTTCAATATATCGAAGTAAATTATCTTTATCTGCTAACATATTTGCTGTTAGTCGCATTCTAACTAACTTAGGAAAGTTTTTAATTGGAGATGCAGATAAAGAAGCTGCAGCAATAGCTCCCTCTTTTGTTACATCTCCTAAAACAACTAAGTCATCTGCTAATTGTTTTAATGCTGCCTCTCCATCTTCACCTAATAATTCTTTTAAAACACCATTTTTATATTTTTTTAAATTATTTTGAAGAGCTTTTGCAGTTCCTACAGCCTCAAATACTGTATCATCTATAGTAGATACTATTTCTCTCATAGTATTTTGTTTAATTTTTTCAAAAGTTTCAGAACCCTCTCCAAAAAATTGTTTTATTTTTTTTATTTCACTATTAGTTATTGAAGGTTTAGACATTGCTAATACAGCGTCATCAGGTGTTAGCTTACCATTTTGTAAATTATTTAATATGTTAGATTTTAAAAGTGCATCTGCTTCTATATTTGCTTTATTTAAAGCCTTTAATGTTGAAACAACATCTCCAGAAGGATTAGCAGCCATTATTTGTTTTATAGCGTCATCGTCTAAATTTTTTACTCCACTATAAGCCAAAGATTTAGCTAATGCTTTTACTTCTCCATATTTATTTCCAAATAAAACTTTTGCTGTACTACTTTTAAGACGATCAATGTTTTCAACAGCATTGTAAAAATTAGTTCCATTAAATCTTTTTATGTCTGACAAATCACTTTTAGTGCTGAACAAAGCGTCATCTAAAAATGTTCTAGCTAATCTTGATCTTACAAGCTCTGGTTCATCAACTGCATTTAATACTGCTTTTAATCTTTCAGGAGAATTTTTTTCAACAATTCTACTATAGAACTTATCCAATTCAAATTCAGGTTCTTTTGTAGCAGCCCTAACATTTCTTACAAGACCATGTTTTTCAAGAGCTTCAAATCTTTTTAAACCCTCACGGTAATTATCCATAGCTGTTTTGCGTTGTGTGGCTGCTTTCTTTAAAACTTCTTTTTGTTTTGATGTTAATGTAACACCTTCAGGAATATCTATTTTAGAGTTAGCAAGCATATCATCTAGGGCATCTCTAAAAGCTAAAAATTCATTTCTGCTTGTGGGCGTTATTGCAGGATCAAATAAATAATCATTAATTTTTTTTCTCATTCTTGACACTTGTGCGAATGAAGCTCTTTCTCCAAAACTTTGTATGCCTTTTATAATATCTTTAGTTTCTTGTTTTAAACTTTGAAGTGCAGTTCCCCCCATTTCCACGTTTGTTACATCATCTATTAAAGTATTTAATTCATCTGTTTTAAATACTTTAAGAGTTTGACCAGTTTTAGTAACTTGTTTTCCACCTACAGTAACAGGAATTTTTAAAGTATTTAAAATGTTATCAATATTTTTAAATTCAACAGAAGATATATCAGAAAAACCTTGAAAAGCTCCAGTTATTTTACTTAAAGTTGCATCATTTATGTCAAAATCTTTAGCAACAGAATTTTCTAATAAATCAAGACTATCATCTATAGCTTTAAAAGTTGCATTTTGTGCTTCTTTTTGAGCTTTCAACACATCATCAATTTTTTTCATTCCAACATTAAACACACTTTCGCCAGCTTCTTCTAATATATTTGTTGTTCCTTCTCCTCCTCCGTAAAGGTTTAACAACTCATCTTTTTGTTTAAGAGCATACTCAGTGTTAGCATTAACACGCTTTTCCATTCTTGTAGCACCTTCAGCAAGTTTTTGAGCGTATGATAATGGTTTTGATGCTCCTATTGCTTCAAAACTAGGTAACGCATTTGCTTTAACTAATCTTTCTGCTTGTGTTAATTTTTCAGCGTCAATTGCCTGTAATTTAGCTCCTCTTCCTGAAGCAGCACCAAAAACTTTTTTACCAGCGCCTATTACTGCGTCACCTATAAGGCTTGCACCAGCACCAATTGCACCTTCAATAGCTACATCTTTTGCAACTTCTCCAGCCGTTTGTTTTTGCAGACCAAGTAATGACTCAATTCCTTCTTCAATAGCTTGACCTGCTGCAGCACCAGCACCACCACCTATTGCAGAACCAGCAGCCGTTCCTGCAAAAGGAACTATACTTCCAGCAGTACCACCTAAAACTCCACCAACAGTACCTAATATTGCTTCTGGAGCTATACCAGCGAAATCGGAAATGTCTCTAAGAGTAAAACCTTTTTCTTCAATAACTAAATTTTTTCCAACAGGTTCTAATCCACTAGCTATTTGCCCTTTTTCTGTTAGGGCAAGCCTACCAGATTCATCTTTTGTATATCCGTCTTTGCCAACTAATCTTTCAAGAATACCTTCTTTTTCTTCTTGAGTTTCCCCAAAAGATATTAAAGCTCTTAATTTACCGCCAGCACCAGTTGTATAATCAAAATTAGAATCTTCTTTTTTTGTTGATTCTAATAAATCTGCAAAAGTTTTATTTCTTTTAGGTTCAGCTTCTTGAGAAAAAAATTGTGCTTTTATGGCATTGCTTTCTTCTTCAGTAGGAGTATCACCAGCTATCCTTACTTTTACTATTCCTTGATTGGGGGTTCTTATTTGAATAACAGACATAACTTATTTTATTCCTACCATTTCATAAATACCATCATCACCAATAGTTAATCTTGTAGATGTAACATCTCCAATACCAGTATATACTGTTCCTATAGAACGGTATTTATCCGTGCTTTGAAGATACTTTTCAGCGCCTTCTACTCCAGCATCCATTAAATTACGAGCAGCAGTATTTAAATTATTTCTTTGTGTTCCAACAATTTTACCATACAATCTACCCATTTTCCTCATTAATACGTTTGGATCACCACTGCCAAAATCAATTTCACCTACTATTTCAGAAACCATTTTTCTATCATTATCTGAAAGTGTTTTACCTGCCTCTCCTAAAATTGAAGCAGCATTTTCAGCTTTTAACTTTGTTAAAATAATTTGCATTTGTTTAACAGGATCAGTTTCTCCTCCAACATCAACACCTAAATTTCTAAAACCTTGAACTATAGATGATCTAATTTGTGCTGGAGCATCTATATCTGATGAATTAAATAAAGAAGCAAACTCAGTAAATGTTTTTTCATTACTAAGCATTGCTTTTTCTAAACTTTCTAATTTTCCTAAATCAGTTTTAGCATTACCTACATATTTTGGAGGCAAGTTTTGTCCTTTTTTCATTTTGTTTGCATCAGGATATTGAACTTTGAAAGACCAATAATCGTCATCAGCACCGGGAAACATAATTGCGTTATCTTGTGTTTTTAAATATAAATCGTTTACATCAGAATCATCCATAGCTGCACTTGCAATAGCAGCGTGAGTTGCAGCAGGATAAACATTATATTTATCAGTAAAACCTTTTGTTTTATATAAAGCATCAAGTTCAAAAACATTTAATTCTTCTAAATTACCTTTATCTGCATTAACTAAAAAATCACTAGGGCTTGAACCTCCATCTTTTCCTTTAGGAACAATATAGTATCCTTTTCTATCCATAGCTTTAGTTTCAGCAGCTTCTCTTTTTGTTTTATCTACTGATCTCATATCAAGAGCATACTTGCCAGCAGATGCAGCAGCAGCTTTAGCCTCTGATTTAGCTTTGGTAAGTAATGGCATGGCTTTTTCGCCAGCACTACCTACAGATTTTAACATTTTACCAACATCAAATTTCTTGCCAGCTTTGTTTTGCATCAAAGATAAACCAAAAGCTATCATAGCGTCTTTCGTATCTGGTTTACCACTTACATCTATTCCTGTAGCTTCAGCAAATTCTTTTCTGTATTCTTCTATAGTTTTTTCTTTTGTAACCTCTCCGGGTTTTTTTAATTTCATTCTATCTAAATAACCCTTAATAGAGGTATCAAAAAGATTTGCAATGGCTTCTTCACCACCTGCTAGACTTTTATCACCACCTTTGGGATCTGTGGCTACATTCTTGTCAATTCTTATATCTTCTAACTTTTGTTGAATAGCTTCTGCATCATCTCCAATAGCAAGATCAGGCATTTGTCCATAAGAAGGAGATCCAAATCTAGCACGAGATTCACCCGGACTCATCATTACCCCAGAACCTAATTGTATTGGTTCATTTTCTATAGGTTGACCACTTAATATTGTGCTTTTAAATTCATCATCTAATTGTTTTACATATTCAGGATTAGGTTGAGTTAAAAATTCAGCAGCTTTAGGAACAAAATTGTACGGAGATAACATTTTTTGTATGTCTGCGCCTAATAAAAAAGGAGTGCTTAATCCTTGACCTACATTTGCAAGAGCTTCTTTAAGTCTAGTAGGTTGTTCTGGAAAATCATAATAAGGAAGAAATCCAAGACCTCTTTTTATATTTGACATACCCCTACCCCCTAGCCGTACAAGCCTTGGAGCGAGGCTGCTGCTCCAACACCTTGTAAAAATGGATTTGGACTAGGCTCAACTGTTCTTGTGTATTGATCCAACGCTCCTGCAGAAGGACTACCACTTATAAACTGTTGACCAACGGTAAGAGGTGCAAGC